TCATATTTTTTAATACTCTTATTAAAATTACTATAAAGTTGTTCTCTCGTATCAATTATTCCTAAAAGATCTCTGGATGCCACAGCAAACTCACTCCATAATGCACCACCTGCATTATTAATATCTTTAAGAAGAGGTCTAAAAATACCAGAATAAGGATTTTGAATTACTTCTTCACCACTAGAAGCTGTTATGAATTGATCATCTGCTTGTGATCCTCCACGACCACCAATTGTTCCACCACTACTAAAACCTTCTTGCTTCTTCTTATTAAAGAATAAAGTACTAACAGCTTCTGGTCCTATAATACTACCCAATACTCCACCAATAAGAGCACCAGGACCTGCACCAACACCACCAAACAGAGCACCAATTCCAGCACCAATTCCAGCACCAGCAGCAAAACCAGCCCATGCACCACCACCTCTAGCAAAAGATTCACCCATACCCTTTCCTTCTGCTAAACTAAATCCAGTTTCAACTATACCAGCAAAAGGTCCGCTCCGTCTTGCAAGAAATTTGATAGCAGTAGAAACTGCACCTCCAAAACCTTTTTTACCAAATGCAGCAATACTTCCACGTTTTAAAATATTCTTACCCAATTGTTGTCCAGGTTTCCAACCTGTACCACTAACAATATTCCATAATGTTTTACCTAGACCAAGCAATTTCCCAGGAATCCTCCATAAGAATCTTCCAATTCTCCATAATCTACGTGTCCATTTTAAAGCAGTAATCCCTAATACACCAATAATTAATAAGGGAAGTACCTTAAGACCAAAATTAAGTATCCCTGCCATTTTCTCTATATTTTTCTCATCCTTCAACCAATCAAGTGCTTTATTTGCAACAATACCAGTAAAAATAAGTCCAAAAAATTCTTTAATCTTATCAAATACACTTTTTACTGGTGCTGTAAGTTTATTAAAAACTCCTGTACCTGCCTTACCAATCTTTTTAACACTTTCTATTGCAGCTTCTTTCGCAGCAGTTTGTCTCTTTGCCTCATCATCTTTTATTTTTTTTATATCTTTATTCGTTGCAGTAATACGTTGTGAAAAATCTAGTGATAATGCATTACCAATATCTTGAATAGTCTGATTTATTTCACTTAATATATCATTATTATTACCATGCGTGTCTTGATGATACTTAAGAATATTTTTAAGTATTGAAATCTTCTTTGAATTATTCTGAACTACTGAAGCAACTAAATCTCCACCACCACTCTTAACAATAGCATTATTTGTACGAGCAATAGATCCTCCACTACCATCACCTGTACCAAAGAAAGTCTTTACATTGATGGGAGTTCTCTTCAGTTTTACGTTTGAAGGTATGACTTCAGGATTAATTGCCACGTTGTTGTTGCTTTAGGTTTTCTTCTTCAATATACTGTTCCAATAAAGAAACATATACATCCTTTTCCCAAGGAATCATATTTTCTAGCTCTGTTAATGAATATTTATGATGTTGCACCAAAGCAAAATTAATCTTATAGTATGACTCAAGATCAGTATGAGCCATACCTAACTGAAAAAAGCAGCTAGACCCTCCAAAACAACTTCAGAATCCACATCAGTATTAGGGTTTTTTACCTTAACTGTATGAGAAAGTTTAGGCATTGTCGTAAAGAAATTCTCAACCTCTTTAAATTGCTTTGTATTCAATTGTTCAATAAATTCTTCAAGTTCTTTTTGGGTAGAATCAGAAGCACTCCAACTCTCTTCATCATTGTATATAATATCAATACAAGAAGTAATCATCTTCAATGATTGATCTACATTACTTTGTGCTTCACTTACTTCAAAATTATTTTCAACAAATTGCTGTAAAGAAGGATATTTAAGTTTCATTGAAACGGTATCATCAATTTTAATAATACTTTTATGAGACTTATCTTTTTGAACTTTAATAGAATCAATATCAATTTCCATCTGAACTTTAGTATCATTATCATCAGGACACGTCACATTCACTTCTACTGTCTCACCAACAGACTTAGCACGAATATTCAAGAACAAATATTCAATATCAAATGTAGAAAGTGCCTGAACTTTAATACCTCTAGTAATAATACAATCCTTTAAAATTTGAACTATAGCATTAGTAATCTGCTTCATATCTTCAGATTCTAGTGCCATAATTAATATCTTTTCTTCTTTAACTAAAAAAGGACGATATTTAATTTTCTTCCCAGTAGATGGCAACGCCAACTCATATGTTGGAGTAGAAATTTTTGGTAAAGGCATAATATGCTAAAACAAGTCGTATATTTATATAGGAGGGTTATTGGGATTGAACTAAAATATTTCCCATCACATAACGGTCGAAATTAAAGCTAACAGTTACTTTTAAAATATCAGCAGAACCATATGATATTGGAATTGGTGTAATTGTTTTAGGAAATGCATTAATAAACTTATAGGTTAATGCATTAGTTCTTATATCCTTTTCAAATTTAGTAACATATAATGTATCTGTCTTATAAGTATTCGGATATTGAAATCTTCTGAATGCATTTCGTCTAATATCTTGTTGCCCACCAGAAATAAAATCCATCCATCCATCTAAAATTTTCAATGCTGAATAATCATCATCAATATAGAATGTAAAATCAATATCATTATAAATGCGTGTATGAGCAAATTCTTGAGGAATACCCATATAGTTATCTTTTACTTCACCAGTCGCAAATGAACTTGTTGGTAGTGACGTATCTGAACAAAGAAGATTAAATCGTTTTTTAAAATTCCTATAATCACCAAAGGTATCACGTAAATACAATTCTACCTGATATGGTAAATCAAGGGTAATATTATATTGATTGGTTTGTGATAATCTACCAAAGAAGTCCTTTGCTTCGGGCATGGTAATCTTATCAATTATGGATGCTCCCATTCTAAATACTTTATATTTGGATTATATTATTAGTTATTTAGATGGCTTATAAAGGAAAATATCAACCATTATCTCCTAAAAAATATAGAGGCAATCCCACAAACATCATTTACAGATCTTTATGGGAATTAAAATTCATGAAATATTGCGATTCAAATAGAAATATATTAGAATGGGGAAGTGAAGAAATAGTACTTCCATACATCTCACCAATTGATAATAGAGTTCATAGATACTTCCCAGATTTTTATATTAAGGTACGAGAAAGTACAGGGAAAATTAAAAAATATGTGATTGAAATTAAACCTCAAAAACAATGTATCGAACCTAAAGTTCAAAAAAGAAAAACAAAAAGTTATGTTTATCAAGTCTGTGAGTATGCCAAAAATCAGGCAAAATGGGAAGCAGCAACAGAATTTTGTAAAGATAGAAAATGGGAATTTAAAGTACTCACAGAAAACGAATTGGGTATTAAATAATGAGTCGTATTAAATCCGTAAGAGACAATCTAGTTGGTACCGAAGATGCTGATGATTTAATGCTAGAAATTATCAGTGTCCTAGATGAAGGTAATAAAATTCCCGAAGTAGGTAATTTTTATGTGTTCGTATATAATCCCAAAACACCTAACATTAAATATGACCAAAATCCACTAGTTGCAGTCACTCAAGTTCTAGAATGGGGATTTCGTGGAATTAACTTTCATTGGGGTCAAAATAGGCAATATACATGGAGTGAAATAGCAGGAGGACTTTATCAAGTCACAGATGATGAGCTAAATGATCTTGATGCTATACCTTTTGGAAAATTTCGTCTAAATAGTTAATAGTAATATACTAGGTCGATAATGACAAGAGGAACAAGAGGAAGTGGAATGAGGGATAGGAGTAACGAAACCCCTTATGTAAATCCTAATCCAAGTAATAATAGAAGAGGGGGTGGAGCTAAAAATAATAGAAATCCAATTACTTGGAACCAAGTATCAGGAGCAGTACAAAGATATGGTGGTGGATTTGTTGATGCTGCGACAGGCAATTTAACAGATCTTGATGGACGCGGTGGTAAAGTACAGGGAGGTGCTAGATATATTACAGGTGCTATTGATGCTGTAACAGGAAATAGATGGGATTTAGATAAACACGGAACAAATGAAGAAATTGCTGCGCGGGAAGCAGGAAAAAAAGATCCTGTATATAAGCACCAAGCATTTAACCGTAAAGCAGGAACAAAAGGAAGCAAAAATAGAGGTAAAAGTTTAAGATATCCATATGAAGCATTAACAGATGATACTGATTACCTACAAATTGATATTAGAGAATATCTTTCAGTAGAACAACGATCCGGTGCTATCTTTTCTGGTGGTTCCAAAAGACAAAATCTTCCGTTTAATTCTGTAGCAGGACTCACTAAGAGACATTTAACAAAATCAAGACTAAAACGTGGAGAAGGAACAATACTTCTACCAATACCTGCAAACATTGCAGATAGCAATTCAGTTACCTTTGCTGATGGAAGCCTAGATGGAATAACGGGACAAATTTTTGGTTCAGTTCAGTCTGCAATGGATGTAGAGGGTAAAGATTTAGGAGAAATAGGTGCTAATCTTATAGAAAATGCAAAACAATCAGGAAGAACACTTGCTCAAGGTGACTTTGGAAAAGCACTTACAGCAAGTCTTGCAGCACAAGCAGCAAACATCCCAATGGGAGGATCTTTAACAAGAGATCAAGTATTCGCAAGAACAAGTGGAGAAATTCTTAATCCAAACATGGAACTTCTATTCAACGGAGTTAAATTAAGAACATTCAAATTCTCATTCAAATTAACACCAAGAGATCGTACCGAAGCAGAACAAATTAAACTTATAGTCAGAGCATTCAAAGAAAATATGTCTCCCAAACTAACAGGAGGAGAAAATACTTTCCTAAAAACTCCCAATATTTTTGAATTAACTTATAAAAAAGGAACTCAAAGTCATCCATTCCTTAATAAATTCAAACAGTGTGCTCTCACTGATATGTCTGTTAATTATACTGGTGAAGGGACATATGCAACATATACAGGAGGAGATCCAGTTTCAATGGTATTAGAATTAGGATTTAAAGAACTAGAACCCATTTATGATGTTGATTATGATTCTTGGGAAGGATCAGAAGGAGTAGGATACTAAAATGGGATACTTCAGAGAACTACCAGATTTAAATTATCAATCTTTCCTATCTACTAGTAATTCTTCTCAGAATTATATAAGAGTCAAAAATATATTCAGAAGATGTAAATTACGTGACGATCTGCAAAATATTTTTACAATATTCAATAAATATGAAATCCGAGAAGGTGCTAGACCAGATACTGTTGCAGAAGAACTTTTTGGAAATGCTGAACTAGATTGGGTTGTCTTAATGACTGCTGGTATTATTAATGTAAGAAATGACTGGCCATTATCAGATAGAGAGATATATAATTATTCTCTGGATATTTATGGTGATGATTTAAATAATATCCATCATTATGAAACCAAAGAAATCAAAGATTCTCTTGATCGACTTATTCTCCCTGCAGGTAAAGTAGTTGCCCAAGACTTTAAAATTTTCTATACTGATGATGGAACCACGTATACAAACGATAGTACCAAATCAGGTAGCAATGTTACGCAAATATCAAACCCAATAGTTGGTATCACTAATTATGAATACCAAGTTATAAAAAATGATAAAAAAAGATCAATATATATTTTAAAAGAAGAATATCTACAACAATTCTTGGATGATATGAGACATGAAATGATTTATTCAAAATCTTCTCAATACATATCTGACGACTTAATCCGTACAGAAAATACTAAAGTTGCTATACCATAAAAAAGGGAGTCATTACGACTCCCTTTCTAGTATCACTCTTCTGCTAGTTTAGCAAAGTAGGATAATGCATCATTCTCCTTATCTATATCAGATGGTTTTGACTCTGATACCGCAGCAGTAACTAATTGTTCTGCTGAACCACGAAAATTATCTTCATCAGTAACTTCTGGATCCTGACGAACAGGTCCTTTGTTACCAAGAACATACTCAAGACGCTTCTTCAAATCTTCATAAGACTTGAACTGATCAGCAGCAACAAGTTCTGCCAAAGAATACTCCTTATTCCAGAGTGCTTCTAGTGCATCATCATCTGCATCCTTAAGTACAGGACTAACAGCAGCAAACTCTGAAGAATCATAGTTCCTATATCCAGCAACATTCTTTGCCTTCAACTTGAAGTTTGCACCTTGCCAGAAGTCAAATGGATCAATTGCTTCCTCATCCTCAAACTCAGGCTGCATTGCTGCAGTTAGTTTGTCAAAGATTTTCTTACCAAACTTATAAAGAAAAACTCCTCCTTCATTTTCAGGATTTGTAGGATCTTTTACAACATAAATGTTAGCAACATAAGTTAGCTTACGCTTCTGCCTACGTGCTGTCTCTTTACCAGAATCAGTTCCATTGTTCCATAAAGTAGTATTATACTCTGAAACAGGATCCTTCTGACTAAGAGTAGTCAAAGAATTCTCAATATACCACCCACCAGGACCTTGAAAGGCATGGGAGTATAGTTTTACAAATGGTAGATCCTCACCATCGGGAGCAGGAAGAAAACGTATTACGGCATATCCATTACCGCTTTTGTCTACGTCTAGTTTCCAAAGACGGTCATCAGTATTACCGCCCGTATTGTTCATCTTCTCAACTTCCTTGACCAGTTTAGCGGTCAATGAGCCAAGCTTAGATTGCTTTTTTAAGTCTGCGAAAGACATTTAGATTACCTCGGATTAATTTGAATTAATTGGATTTACTTTGATATTATAACAAAAAATCTGTTGTCAGTCAACAAATTGTTTTAAATTGTCAATAATTTCACTCATACCATCAAATAATATTTGCATATCAGTATTAGGTGGAAAACCCATCAATTGTACTGATTGTTGTAGTTGTTCTTTCATTTGAACAGCCAGAGGATCATCCGAAAGAGATACTCTCGTATACATGATCTGCTGTTTTGATAATAATTCACGCAATCTTTGAATATGTTCCTTTTTATCTTCTGAAGACAAAGATCCAAAGGATGCTAATTCATGACAAACTTCTTGTTGCATTCTATTAATTTCGTTCAGTTCTTCCTGAACGATTTCAGATTCAAAAAACTCACTCATCGCTATTTTCTACTGGATGATCACCAACCCCAACAGGAGATTCAGTAGATTCGATTTTGCTATCTTCGATTTGTTGCAAAATTTCAATAGCACCTAATAATCTAATACGAGTATTAGTTAAAGTATTCAATTGTTCTACAACTTGCTCAAGTTGAGTTTTTAAATTTTGCAGAACCTCACTATTTTCAAGAGCCATAATTAATAACCTCCTTTACAATTTTTTTATATTGAAACACATTAATATTTATGAATGGAATATACTTTCTAATTTTAAGACTTACGGATTCCCACACGGGATCATTTAAGTTCTTATCAAAGTTTTTTGCGAAAGAAAAGACTTTTTCCAGTATAATAAGCGTTTCTAGCGAGATCTCTCCACCCAGATACTTTTTTAGTAATGGGGGATGTCCCTTCAAGCAATCGAATACTTCTTCCAAGTTTTTCTCTAACATTAATTTCTCTACTTGTTCTTTGAACAAGTAAGTCAAACTCTGTTGTCGCATTTTCCATTCGGAGTAATTTCTTTCCCCGCTGTTGATAATTTCTCCAATCCATAGGTTTTGTGGGTTATCAGTGTGTACAAAATTTGCTAAAAGAAAATTTAAAACTTCTTCATCAGAATATTTACGACTCGTTTTTTCGAAAAAATATTTATCCTTCCGTTTGTTAAAGGAGGCCATAGTTGCCCTTGAT